TAAAGCATTGTCAGCAACATTAGGATTCTTTGGATTAAGCATTCCTGGACTTGCTGAAGGTGGACCTGCGAAGAAAGGTCAACCCTATCTTGTTGGTGAAAAAGGTCCAGAATTATTCGTACCTAGAGAAAGCGGCACAGTTGTACCTAATAATAGAATGAATGATACTGAAGGGTCAAGAATGGTCAATGCACCTGTGACTAACAATTATATCACAAACAATATCAACGCATTAGATGCAAAATCAGTAGCACAATTGTTTGCTGAAAATCGTAAAGCATTATTAGGCAGCGTGAGAACAGCAGAAAAAGAATTACCATATAGGGCATAACAAACATGGCAGGCTTACAAACAATAGTAAACAAATGTGGTGGATTGACGATCAATCGTAGAAAGGTAGTGGGACTACAAGTCACACGCAATGAAATACCTCGCGTGACTGTCACACCAACTACGCAACCATGGAAGATGACGTTAGATATGCCTAGCAGTTTGCGATATTATGATAATCGTGATCTATTAGAAGCATTAGATACGATGGATCGCGTACAGCCAGAAGTTATAAGTTTTAGTGATAATGCTTGCATTAATTGGATATTCAAATATCAAGGTGACTTGAGCGCAGGTCAGATCGCAGGTATGCGTGTACAAAGTTTTGTTGGTAATCAATTAATATTAAATTCATTACCAGTAGTGCCTGCTTCACGTATAATTTTTAAACCAAATGATTTAATACAGATAGGTACGAATCCATATCCATTTACTAGCACAACTACAGTAACAAGAGGTACTGGTAGCACAGTTACAGTTACAACTAACAGACCTAATATTATCAGCACAAGTGTAGTAAATGAAGGTATCACTGTAGGTAATGATTGTGAATTTAACATGTTTTGTCCAAATATGCCAACATACAAATTGATACCTGGTGGTTATGTAGGTAGTAATGGCACAACTTTAAACAATGCATTGATAGAATTTAGTGATAGTTTTGAATTATATGAATATGTAGCGACAGCATAGGAATAAATCATGGAAATTATACCAGAAGTCATTGATGCGCCAGAAATTACTACAGGACAATTTGTCAAATTAACTGTTTATAATAGTTATGATGATACTGTTGCTGGTAATTTCACTATTGGTCAAACTTACAAAATTGAAGATGTAGGTAATACCAATTGGACTAGCATTGGTGCTGACAGCAATAACAGTGGTGTGATATTTGTTGCTACAGGAGCAGGATCAGGAAATGGCACAGCGGCAAATGTCACGTTTTTAACATTTAGTGACAGTTATACGGAACAAACATTACCACAATATATAGGTAATACTATAGTTGCCAATTATAGTTATAATCCTTTTGGTGGTTTGTTAACTGTAGGTGCACAGAATCGTGAGTTGCGTGTGACTAGTGGCGATACCAGTATAGCAATAAGTGGTATCAGTGGCAATAATATGAGCGTGATATTAGGTACTGAAGGATTGATACGTGGCAGTGAATTAGAAATCATACGTGGTTTCTATAATGCTAATATGATATTGACAAACAATTATACTAGATTTACAGGTATAATAACTAATTATCAAATCACAGAAGAACGCGATGGACTAGAAGATAATTTTACTATCACATTAAGCGCAAGCAGTTATAAAACTGTGTTAGAAAACAGAATTGCAGGAAGAAAAACAAACAAGGAAAGTTGGCAATTCTTTAGTACAACAGATAGTGCTATGAATAATGTTAATAGTATTGCTGGTGTTAGTTTTGACTTTGGTGCTGATCCTAAAACTAAAATACAACCAGGCTATGGTGGCGGTGGTACACCGGGCGGCGGTGGCGGCGGAGGTGGCGGTGGACGCCCAAATGATAGATTTAATGAAGATGATAGATAACAAATGAATATAAGAATGGCAAATAAATTTGATTTACCATATTACTTGCATCTTGTGCATAAGATACATGAGATGAAAGAAATTGGAACATACGATGTTATATTAGATGACACATATCTAAATACATTATTCAACACAGTGTTGCATGGTGGTGGATTAGCATTGATCGCTGAACACGATGATAGTCCAATAGGTATGATGATGGGCATCATCAGCCCTAACATATGGAGTCATAAGACATTATTGATGCACCAAATTATGTTATACATTGATGAAGAATATAGACATACAAGAATTGGTCATATGTTAATAAGTGAATACAACGACAAATGCGTAGAATTAATTGAACAAAAGCGTATTGACTATAGTACCATCAGCGCAGCAAAGCCAATGTTTGATATAGATTTTAGTCGTTTCGGCTATGATTGTATAGAAAAAACATGGTTGAGTAACGGAGTATAAAATGGCACCAGTAGTAGCAGTAGTAAAAGCAGTTGTAGCAGTAGTCAAAATTATTGCAGCCACAAAGATTGGTAGTGCCTTATTGTATGCTGCTGGCAGTGCTATAATCAGTCGTTTGATCGCTAAACGTGCTATGAGCAAAGCGACAAGCGGTGGTGATGGTGGCGGTCGTGTTCAATTGCCACCTGCAAGTGATAACAAATTACCTGTAGTTTATGGTAAAGCATATGTCAATGGTGTCATCACAGATGCAAAAATAAGCACTGATAATAAAACTATGTGGTATGTTGTAAGTTTAGCAGAACATACAGATACTACAGCAGGTAGTGGCTATAGTTTTGGTGACATATATTATGGTGGCAAACTTGCTAATATGTCTGGTATAACAGTTACATCATTAACAACGAATACCACACCACCTCAGACAGATACTAGAGTCAATGGTAAAATAAACATTTATTTGTATGCTAATGGTAGCAGTAGCACCGGTATAAAAAATAATTTTACTGATGCTGTCACTGTGATGAGCGATGTACGTATACCTGTTAATGATCGTTGGAACAGCACTTTATATACAGCAAATGGTCAAAGTGTGCAAATGACAAATACTGCATTTGCAATTGTTGTAGTAGATTATAATGTAGATGCTGGTACCACTGGTCTTGATAGTATCCAAATTGAATTAACCAATAGTTTATATCAACCAGGTAGTGTAATTAAAGATTATTTGTTAAATGAACGATATGGATGTGATATACCATTAAGTCGTATTGACACTGATAGTTTAACAGCATTAAACACATATAGTAATGCTAATATAACTTATACACCTGTTGGTGGAGGTAGCGCGACACAGGCAAGATATACTATTGATGGACCAATAGATACAGCAAATGATTGTTTGTTTAATTTACAATTGCTTGTAGATAGTTGTGATAGTTGGTTACAATACAGTGAATTGACTGGCAAATGGAAAGTTGTAATAAACAAAGAATATACAGGTGCCTTAGGTAATTTATTTAATGTTGATAGTAGCAATCTAGTTGGTGGCATAGATATCAATCCAATTGATTTAAATGAAACGTACAATCAAGTTGAAGTAGCATATCCAAATAGTTATATAAAAGATCAAACAGATTATCAAACTGTGACATTGACTGATCCTACTACAGCATGGTATGATCCATCAATATTAAGTCCAAACGAACCAATCAATAGATTAAACATACAATTACCATTAGTCAATAATGCTGTACAAGCCAAATATCTAGGCGTGCGTAGATTATTGCAAAGTCGTGAAGATTTAACAATTAGTTTTAATCTTGACTATAGCGGTATACAATTAGAAGCAGGTGATGTAATTCGCGTCAATCATGAAACATATGGTTGGACAGATAAATTATTCCGTGTCAGTAGCGTAAGTGAAACTATTACAGAAGATAATTCATTAATTGCTAGCATAGTTGCATTTGAATACAATGGAACTATTTACAACGACAATGCTATACAAGATTATGTACCAGCATTTAATACAGGACTGATTGATCCAAACGTCATCACTATACCTGGACAACCAACAGCAAGCAATAATCCTGAAACATCAGGCAGTGTTACTAGTTTTAAAGTAACTTCAGCAGTACCAGAACAGGGTTCTGTATTATATATGGACTTTAACTATGGTAACAATAGCAACGTATTGACGCATGAATTATATAGAACTGTGCAGGGTGCAGGTGGTGTACCTTTCGTCAATAGTACTGATATTGCAAATAATATAGTCACAAATATTAGCGTAGATATTAATGACTTACCTGCTGATAGTTATTATTTTAGCGTGACAGCACGTAACGACTTT